TCAATGTCCTGCACGGAGCGTTCGGTGATTCGTTCACCGACTTCCTGCTGGCGCGCGTCGTCCGTGATGGTCACCCCGGACGTTTTCGCGGTATTGCCAAGGGTGAACCACTCCATCGCTATGTGAGAGAAGAACTATGCCTATCTGCCGCGTAAAGTCCGCCGCCGTCGAAGAACGGCACAACAGCAAGACCAACTCCATCATCCGCTCCCAGATGGTCGGCCTCGACTTCGGCAACGGCTTCGAGCTGCCGTTCCGTGTGGGCCTGGGCTCGCGCCCGCCGTACCCCCCGGGCGAGTACGACATTGACCCGCAGTCGTTCGCGCTGAGCCAGTACGGCGACCTGATCCTGAAGCGTTACGTGGACCTCGTTCCGCTTTCGGCCAAGGCGTTGCCAGTGGCGGCGAAGGCCTAAGCCATGGGCCTCTGCGTTGTCTTCGGGGAAGACGGAAAGCTGATCCCAACCGGTCAGCCCGTTGATCAGTGCGCGGGGTATGTGCTGATGAGCAGCGCAGAGGCATCCATGGTGACCGTCATCGCGGACGCCTTCCAGCCACCAAACAAAGAGCAGCTGGCGGTATGGGCAGGCGGTCCGTTCGGCCTCCTTCTTTTCCTCTTCGTCGCCGGTCGGATTGCCGGTTCCGTGGCGACGTTCTTCGACAAAAACCGGTAACCCAACCACTCATGAAAGGAGTTTCACCATGGATTACGAAAGCATCCTCAGCGGCCTGTCGGTGGCCGGTGCACTGACCGCCTTCGCAGGTGCCGCCGCGCTGATCGCGCTGGTCGGCTTCGGCAAGTGGGCAGCAAAGAAGGTGGCCGGATTCTTCGGCGGCTGATCGCAAGGGCAGGGCGGGGCAGGGTTACCTGCCCCTTTTTATTGGAGGCGTTATGGACTTTGACAGCATCCTTGTAAATATCCGCCCACAGCTGGTGGTTATGGCGATCTGCGGAGCAGCGGCAATCGCGGCGCAGATCGAATTCGCACTGTGGGCCGCGCCGAAGGTGGCGCGATTCTTCATCGCGAGGGGCATGCGATGATCTGGTGCCTTTTCGCAGGGCTGTTGAGCGCGTTGTGTGGCGTCGTGGCGTGCATGGGGCTCGACGCATGAGCCGACTGGCGCTGCTGATGCTGGCTACAGCAGCATTGATGCTCTCGCCGAGAGTGCTAGCTGCTGACGCCAGTTGTTCGACCTCCCCAAGCGTGCTTGAGAGCAGCTGCCCCGACGAAGGCTTGGCTTATGCCGCCGCCTGGGCCACAGCGAATGCACAGGCAGCGAAGTCCAACACCGGGTCGTCGGGATGGTGTGCCGGAGTCAAGAAGCAGGGCGTTGGCTCATTCCTCGCGTATGTCACACCTTGCAGCAGCCCCGGGCCGGCCTACGAAACGCGAACCCGTAGTTTCTCCGCCCTGTGTTCTGCACGCGCTGAGGAGTTTGGTTGGCAGGGCGGAGAGACGGCAGCCAGCGTCAACGCGTGCCATAACGGCTGCATGTACACCAGCTCGCTCGACCCCAAAGGCACCGCAGGTGTGTCCTTCACGCCCACGGGTGGGACTTGCACCGAAGCGGATGCCCCTGCGCCGACGCCTGCGGGTGACGGTGGCGATCCGGGGGAAGGGGGCGGCGGTGACGGCGGCGGCAATGATCCGGGCGGCGGCGATGGTGGTGGCGACAACGGCGGCGGTGATGGTGATGGCGGCGGCAACAACCCCGGCGGCGGCGATGGCGGGAGCGGCGGGGGAGACGGCGATGGCGACGGAGATGGGGACGGTGATGGTGACGGGGACGGCGGTGGACCCGGTCCGGGGCCAGGTCCCGGTGAAGGTGACGGAGATGGTCCCGGCGAGGTTGGTAGTGATGGCGGCCCCCTGTACGAGCGGGACAAGAACCTGACACTGGACAAGGTGTTCAACGACTTCAAGCAGCAGGCCGAGAAGCTGCCGATCATCCAAGCGACGAAGTCGTTCTTCACCGTCAGTGTTGGCGGCAGCTGCCCCGTTTTCACGCTACCGGCGTCGCAGTACTGGGACACGATGACCTTCGATCTTCACTGCTACGGCGTCATCTATGAGTCATTCCTGCTGATGGGCTGGGTACTGCTCGCTATCGCGGCATTTATGGCCGCAAAGATCGCGCTGACATGATGAATTTTCTCGCCTTCCTGATGCCGCACGCCGGGTGGCTGACGGACCTCACGCAATGGCTGCTGCGGCAGATACAACGCTTCTGGGACGCGCTTGTCGCGTTCTTCAATGACCTGCTCATCCTCGCCATTCAGACGATGCTGGCGTTGATGATCAAGATGATTGGCGCTCTGCCGGTCCCGGATGTTTTGAAGAACTACAGCATCGGCACGCTGCTTGGAAATGCGGGCAGCACCGTGGGGTGGTTCGTGCAGACATTCAAACTTGGCGAGTGCTTGGCGCTCATCGGTTCTGCCGTCGCGTTCCGGATTCTGCGCAAGGTCATGACTATGGGGAAATGGTGACATGCTGGTTTTTAACGAGGGTGTTCCGCGTGCTGGCAAGAGCTACGACGCGGTCAAGAACCACATCCTGCCGACGATCAAGAAGGGGCGTCGGGTCTTCGCGCGCCTCAATGGCCTCAACCATGAGCGAATCGCGGAATACCTGGGCATGCAGGTCGATGACGTGCAGCAGTTGCTCACACTGGTGGACACGAAGGACGTGGCAGCGACGTTCGCTTGCTACAAGGATGATGTGACCGGCCAGTGGTGCATTCCAGATCAGTTCAAAGACTCGCTGTGCGTCATTGATGAGGTGCATGAGTTCTACGTTGCACAGCGGCAGCCATTGCCCGATGCGGTGGAGAATTTCTGGGCGCTTCTTGGTCAGAACGGCGGCGATGCGGTCATCATGACCCAGTGGATCAACCGCGTTCATCAGGCGGTGCGTGCGCGCATCGAGCGCAAGAACGTTTTCCAGAAGCTCACCGCTGTGGGCATGAAGAACCGCTACCGGGTGACCTTCTTCCACACCACCTCGCCGGGCAAGTATGAGCGGGTAGGGGGCAAGACTGAGAAGTACGACCCCGCAATCTACCCGCTCTACCACGGGTACGCTGTGGGCGCTGAGAATACCGAGGTGTACGAGGAGGGCGGCACCAACGTTTGGAAGGCGCTCGCGCTCAAAGGCGGCGTCATGGGCGTGGTCGGGATCGTTGGCGCCGTGGCCTTCATCGGCTTCTTCCTGAGCGGCGGCGGACTGGTACCGGAGGAAGAGAAGTCAAAGGAAAAGCAGCTGCATGGCGTCACTGCCGCGGCCCCGGCAGATCAAAGCACGATTCCGAATCTTCCGGGTGTGCCCGCTCCCAAGGCGGCGCCTGATCCTATGGACGCGTTGACGCCGGAACAGCGGTATGTGGCGCAGCTGTCGAAAGGGAACCGTATCCGACTGGCGCTCACAGCTGTCTTCGGCGACCGCCAGGTCGGCATGGTCGAGTGGGTGGACAGCAGTAACAACACGGTCGATCAGCTGACGTTCGACGCGTTGATTGCGCTGGGGTTCCGAGTGCGGGTGTTCGCCTATGGCGCCAACATCAGCGCCGACAATTACAAGCTGGTCGCTACGCCATGGCCGCGCCAAGCTCCGCGACGGGAGGAAGATCCGACGCTCTACCGCCTGGACAAGCCGGACGCTGGCACCGGCATTGCGACCGCAGGGAGTGAGGCCGGTGCTGGCGTCCGGGTCATCGGCGCACAAGGGGCGGTTTCCACTGCCGGAGGCACGCTGGTTCGCGTCGGTGAGCGGCCCATGGGAACATTTCCGGAATCGAAGCCGTACCCACCCAGCTTCTGAGGCGTGATGCGTCACGCAAATTAACGGTATCGAGTACCATCCCTCCAATCTGGAGGGGAATATGGACATTCGACTTGGGGCGATGTGTGCATTGCTGGTCATAACCAGCGTGGCGTCAGCACAGCAGATTCATTCAGCGAGGGGGCCAGCGCCAAAGCCAATTCCGGCAGCGCCCAAGGCCGCGTATAACTCGATGGCGAAGACGACAACGCCATTCAATTGTGAACAGTACCGCTGGCCGAACCATCCTCATCCGGGCATGAAACCGCTCTGTGATGGGCTTGAGGCCAATGCACTACAGCAGGAGTCCAGGCAGGCGGGACGCCCAAGTCCATCTACCGAGGTGGTGACGCTACCTGCGATGGGTACTGATGCAGCGAAGCGCTCAGGAATGGCGTGCATTGGCGGTCAGGCGATGCGTAGGCTGCCAAACGGGTGGGAACAGGTGTCCTCGCGCTCTGGCGGATGGTTACGCTGTCGGGAGCAGTGATCCGGGGTGTAGGGGCAGCGCCCCTACGGAAGCGCCTCACACGCGCTGGCGAGGCATGGGCCCCAGTATCGGCAGGTCTACCGCTGGTGGCTCGGCGTCAGGGCCAGCCATCGCCACCGCCGACCGCTGTTTGCGCCGGCTCACCACGTCCCGCAGATTGACGACAGTGGCAGGACGATCCCACGTTACTGCAGGAAGATTGCCACCACGCTTGGAACTGTCGATCGACGGCACCGAGCGTGCAGCTTCCATCATCCGGCGCCATTCCTGCGCTTGGCAGGCGGTGAGTGACAGCCAGGCCAGATCTTCAGGAAGTAGCTCGCGGCCTTCGGGCGTGATCAGACGATCACCGAGGAAAGAAAAACCGGCCCAAGGGCCGGTCAAGTCGATACGGTGGTGCGGGTCAAACTCAATCATGCCGCGATCTCATCCTTGGCCGGGGACTGAGGACGCAGGCAAGAGCCGAGCCAGAGGCCCAGCCATTGCCACGCGGACCCAACAAAGGCCCAGATCCGGCGGATACGTGATTTCGCATAATGTATATCGTGCAAGGCATTACCAGCCTGCGGCATAGCCTGCACGTCGTGGGGTAGGGCGGCACCCACGAACAGGCATAGCGCCATGACCACCGTGGCGAGTTTTTGCGCAATTCGGCGCCATGCGGCCTTCTCGTCCTCGGAATTGCTCCGCTCAGCCATCACGACAGCCGACCACATTTCCGGGCTGTCACCAATGTCCACGGCCATCCGCTCGATGTAGTGGATTTTCGCGTTTTTCCCTTGTTTCCAGAGGGAAACGGTGGCCCTGGACACGCCCAATGCCAGCGCACCAGCGTTGTCGCTCTGGATCTTCTGCACGTGCTTCCACCGGCAGAACAGGTCGTAGCTGGCGCTCATTTTCGATACCTACTTGACAGGGGTGTACAGGGGTACTTTAAAGTTCGCCCCGGTGTCGAGGAATCCTTGGCACTCCCGCCAGCCGCTCCCCAAGACCGCTGGCGGGTCCTCTTGGGGCTTGGGGAGAGGGGGTAGGGGCATGAACACCGCACGCGCGGCATGGGCTGCTGAGTACCGCGAGGCGCGCAAGCTGGCGCGTTTCATCGAGACCTTTCACGACAACCTGAGCACGGTGCCGGTCGGCGAGCGCACCTTCCCGCAGTGCAAGGGCTTCCAGTTCTCCCGACTTTCCGGCGACCGCCTTGGCTGGATCGGCGATGGCCTTTACGCACGCACCGTCGAGTCTCACCGCCTTCTGCTGGCGTGCCTCGCCTATGAGCACCCGAGGATGCCGGCATGATCGACCCGTTGATTACCTTCGTGCTGCTTGCGTCCATTGCGGTCGTCTCCATCGGTGCCGCTCGCATCGTGTCGTGGCTGCTGGACCGGCGTGATCGTGCCGCCGTCCAGCGCGCTAAGGAAGCGGCCATCGTCGCCCAGGCACGCGCCGAACTGGCCGCCTCGGGCTGGACCGCTCAGGACGAGGACCGTTACCAGTCCGATCGCCAAGGTGGCTGCCATGGGTGAGTGCTTGATCGTTACTGCCGTCCAGTGGAACGAGCTGATGCGCGCCATTGGGCTGATGTTCCTCACTGTGGTCGGTATCGGCCTCTTCGCTCGATTCGATCTGAGCCTGTGGGAATGGCGCGTACGTCGCTACCTGCGCCGACGTCGCATTGCGCGCATCAGGGGGGGCGCCCATGGCCGTTGATCGCGCTCGCTTCAGGATGGCCGTTGAGGGCGGGGCAGGGGGCTTTTCCCCGCTTTCGCCCGGTGAAAAGGGGCGGCGGGCGGCGGCGGAGATTGGCCCGGGGAGTAACACGGGCCAAAAGGGTCAGCAGGACGCAATCATCGACTACCTGACCATTGTGGTCCCGCTCTCCGCCCTTGAAGAAGTGAACTGCAAGAAGCTGGACCTGTTGCTGTTCCGCATCTTCGGCTTCCGTGGCGAGGTTGTTGCTGGTGCGATTCGCGAGAAGAACTGGAACTTCTACGAGCAGTCGGCGGTGCTGATCGACCGGGAAAACGAGGTGGTTGGCCGTGTCGGCATCGGGGGCAAGAAAAGCACCGTGTGCTTGAGCCTCACCGGCATGGGCTGTAAGTGGATTCGTGACTGGGCACGCGTCTACAAGCAGTGCGCCATGCTCGATGCCAAGATCACCCGTGTTGACTGCGCGCACGACGACTACGAGGGCGAACGCCTGGACGTGCATGCGCTCCGCGAGGTTGCCGCGCAGGGCGGCTTTACCGAGGGCGGATGCCCTCCGCGCCACCGCTTCATTTCCGACGAAGGCCACAACACCGGCTGCACGCTGTATGTCGGCGGCAAAGGCCACAAGGAACTGTGCGTGTACGAGAAAGGCAAAGCCGAGGGCCTGCCGTCCTCGCGCTGGGTGCGCGCAGAAGTGCGACTGTACGGCAAGCACATGGAAATCCCACTCGATGTGCTGTTGAACCCGGGCGCGTACCTGCGCGGTTCGTACAGCGCGTTGCAAGACCTCATCAAGGGCGTGTGCACCCGGCTGCGCACGATTCGTAAGCACGTCGAAGTCTCGGCAGAGGCCGCTGTCAACTGGCTTAGCCGTCAAGGCGGTCCATTCC